TGTTGGCGAACAATTACAACATCGCCATCGCAGATGCGCGGCTCCATAGAATCACCACGGATCTTCAAACCAAAGTATTCACCAGTCTTGGCCATTTCTTCAGATATCTCTTCGGTGTCGATTATTTCAGTAATTGCATTGATTGGAATACCTGCAGCAACTCGACCTAGAACATTGATAGTGCGCCCTTTAGTACTATTGGATTGAGAAGAATGTTCCTCGACTAGATCAGATTTGCTGATTCCAAAATAATTAGCCATAAGTTCTATCTTATCAATTCTTGGATAAGAGTTTCCTTTAACCCAATCCGTAAAGGTAGTATATTTAACCCCCAATGCCTCACACATATCGTTTCTATCTTTATGATGTAAGGACATATAGTACTGTATGTTCCTGGCCATAATTTGTTTATTACCAAGACTACCCATAAAAATCACCTCCTTGGATGTTAGTATAAGATTAAAACGTAAAAAAATCAATATAAATTGAAAAAATTACGAAAAAAACGTTGACATTACGGTTAAAGCGTAGTAAGATACACTTGAAAATTACGAAAGGAGGAAGAAAGTTGTGGATTTTCCGGTTGCAATGACGTTAAAACAGGCTAGAGAATTAAAGGGATATAATCAGGAAGAAGCAGCAAAACTCATTGGTATAAGCAAGGATACGCTTGGTAATTATGAAAGAGGGAAGAGCTATCCTGATGTTCCGATCATTCGAAGAATTGAGGAGTTATATGGAGTGCCATATAATCGACTTATTTTTTTACCTTTAGATTACGATAAAACCGTAAATTCTATATAGAATTTGATACGGAAGCAGAACAAAAGAAAAATTTTAGAAAAAAATCTCATTTATAGTGTTTTTTCTGTTCGATGTCGTCTTACTACACATGTAGGACCATAACAGGAGGCAGCGGAGCAAAGGGAAGGAGGCGAGAATAGGAAGATGGAAGAGCAACAGGAAGCATATGTTCCCTTAGAAAAACTAAAAGATCTGCTAAACAGAGAAATTGACAGAAGAAGTAGGCTTCTGTTCACTCTCGAAAAAATTGAAACATTGGATACAACGGCTATCGAGATATGTGAGCTTATACAGGAAAAAGTAAGTAATTTGGACATTTATGGAGGCACAAAAATAGATATTGATGTAATCAATGCATTATCAAACGCAATAAGTGCAATAGGGAATTATCGAAGTCAGTTATTTTCGTTAGAAAAACCAGCCAGAAATAGCAGCTGGCAGGAGCCTGTAAGGAAAGTATAGAGGTGGATGTGTAAATGGTCAATAGGGAAACACGTAGGAAGCAGGACAAAGGGAAGGAGGCGTGAGTATGGCGATGAAAGAAACAGAAGCACAAATGAATCTGCAGAAAGTTGATATAGAAATCGATGCAACGATTATATCGGTATGTCAGCAGATACAGAATCTTGATGCAAAAAAAGATGAGAAATATGCAGATACAGTGGATGCAGTTGCACAGCTGATCAATGCAAAAGCAGCTATGTTGAGAGCATTATAAAAAGCCTATACCGCAATATGCGATATAGGCAAGTGTAATTAGTACATGCCTTTCCGCTTTTCTTCACGAATTTCTGAGAAGCGTTGTTTGATCTCATCGCGAACAGAGTTGTACTTATCGGCAAGCTGTGCCGGCGTTAAACCAGATAAGTCCTGATTCTGGAGATAGAGCATAGCTAATGCTTCCTGCTGATTAGACGGAAATGTGTATAAAGAATCAGAAGTTGGCATATAGAATTTCCCCCTTTCATATTTACTCGGTTCTGGCAGGAACCTGTAGGGAAAGTATAGAAGCTGTGGGAGAAATAGTCAAGCAGACTGGAGGCAGCAGAAGAAGCGTATATTAAAAAAATTTTACAGCGACAATCTATAAGCAGAAGGGAGATGAGTAGAAGATGGGAATAGTTGACGCTTTTACAGCAGAAACGCCAATTACGATTAAACAGCCGCAGTATTACGATATGGTGTTTCAGGCAGCAAAGATGGAGCTGCTTGAGAATGCGGTGATGGCGGATGTGCCTAATAAGCATATCCGGGCAATGATGGGACACAGAGATGAAGTTCAGATTGGAGGATATGAGAAAGATGATGAAGAATGAATTCGAAGACCTGATACATGGGTCCGTCACGGATGAGGAGTACGAGCTGATCGAGACAGTATACATGTGGCATCCAGCAATCCGGAATACATCCGGTAAGGAAGAAGTAGCGGAGCTGTATAAGAGTTTCGGCATCGTGATTTTCTACGATATGTATCCAAGGGCACAAAAAGCAAAGGAAATAGAAGAGCATATTCGACTTATCGATAAGACACGGGCAGAGCTGGTTGATGAGCTGAAGCGGTTGAAGAAGGGAAACGAATATGGAGAAAAAAGAGGGATCAGCAGTACGCCCTAAGCAAGCACACTGAACCCTGAAGATGCATAAGGTAAAGCAGGAGGTGATGCAATATGACCTATATCTACAACGTATTGATTGATGGCAAGTGGGTGAACCTTGATACACTGCCGCCGGAACAGCAGGCAGAGATCAAGAAGAGATTGACGGATAAGATTGCAGATGCACTTGCCGTGGAGCAGGCGAAGAAATGCTCCTAGATAAGCCGCAGGCATGTCCTGCGAGACAAGAACATGGACAAGCAGAGAGGGTAAAAGAGGATGAGTAATGAGATGATATTTACAACATATAAGCTGGCGACGATCGCGATGGTGGAAGGTGCTGTACTGCTTTGGATGGGGATGATATATGGCTTCTGGATCATGGTAGCCGGAACAATCTGGCAACAGCTGATTGAATTAGCAAACGAGGAAGATGAGGAGGAAGAAGATGAGACTGAAAGACGAGAAACTAAAGCGTCCGGCAAAGCCGACGCGAAAGCAAAAAGAAATCATGGCAAAAAACGGCTTACGATGGGAAAACTGGAACGTGGAAGCAGACTGCGCAGATCACATCATCGTGAAGAGCAAGACGTCAGACCGAAGAAGGGTGGCGTACAAGTGACGAAGATGGATGAGATCATGCACAAGGCATATATGAGTGCAAAGAGCTTCGCGGAATTGGAGCCACCGACAGGATGCCTGTACATAGGCAGCAGGATCGCGAATGGCGACCGGTATCGGTACTGGGTAGCGGAAGATGGTAGTACATACTACCAGGAATCAACCGGAGAAGCTGCACTGAAAAGAAAAAGAGCCGGCTGAAAACCGGCTCAGGTGTAATACCTCGAATCTGAACAATTTGAGTGTATCACACAAAGCTTATATCGTCAAGAAAAGCGGGATAAAAGCTCGCTTTGAGACAGTATAAGCATATTAAAGTTAGGGACAAGGATACACCAGATGGCATACAGAAAACATACATTTTATTTTCCAAATTCAATAGAACATGCGTATAAGTGCGCCGGTCATATCGGAGCGAAGGGTGAGAAACGGGCAAAGCGGAAGAAAGCGACACCGGAACAGGTGAAGCGGCAGAATCAGATCAACAAGGAGAACAAGTGCCGACATCTTCTGAAAAAAAATTTCTTGCCTGGTGACTGTTGGATTACATTGAAGTACCCGGCAGGTACGCGGAAAAGCATGGATGCAGTCCAAAAGGATTTAACAAATTTTAACAAGAGCATGCGGAGAGACTATGCGGCACACGGCGAGAAGTGGAAGTGGGTACGGCGCGTAGAGATTGGCAAGCGGGGAGGTATCCATATCCACCTGATCTGTAATCGGATTTGGAACACGGAGCTGCTGATAGCGAAGAACTGGTCAGGGCTGTCACATCATAGCGAACCGGTCCGGGATGAGGAAGGATTCGGACAGCTTGCATCATATCTGTGCAAGCCGCTTCCGGAAGAACTTGAGCAGACAAGCATATTTGAACCGGAAGAGATCAAGCGCGCATCCAGTCTGTCAAGCAGCAGAAACCTAGTACGTCCAGAACCGGAGAAGAAAGCATATGTCCGGCGGACAATGAAGAAGCTCCTCGCGGATGGACCGGTAGCCCGTCCGGGGTATTACATAGATAAAAAATCAATTCGAATTGGCATAAATCAGGTAACAGGGTACAGCTATGTCTATTACACGGAAGTGAAGATACAGCAAACCAAGAGAGTGATACGAGCGCCGGGCGACGATTGGCCGAAGTTGCACCGGTGCAACGAAAGGAAGAGACGAAAATGCAGGAAGTAAATATCTATATCGAGACATCTACGATTGCACCACGTGCCACAAAGGCAGATGGTATGTACGTGATGGAAGCATACGAAGATGGACGGCAGATGCTGTACAAGGGCGAGCCTGTGATTGTGTATGATGTGATGCATTTTGAACATTGCAATACGAATATTATCACGTTGACGTTGCTCATTGCCGCGCTAGAGCGAATGCAGAAGGGATGTACTGTGCATATCCACACACGCACGGAGCATGTATATTGGACGCTCAAAAATGACTGGCTGACCGGCTGGAAGAAAACCGGCTGGAAGTCTGCGAGAGGTGTTGCAATTAAGAATGCAGAAATGTGGGAAAAAGTCGAGTATTTACTTAATAAAAATGATAGTTGGACTGTATCCGAGGACACGAGGGAGTGGAAGGCTTGGATGCAGGAGAAGATGAAGAAAAAGGAAGCATGTTAAGAAGGTGAAATATTGTCAAATATAGAAATGCGTAATCAGAAGATTATAGAAAATATCAAGCTGGTGTATTTCCATCTGAACAAATATCGAGGATTTCCCAATTATGAGGATATTGTCCAGGTGGGTATGCTGGCATTAGTGGAGGCTATCGACAGAAGCAAGGATTTGGAGCATCTGAATCGTAATTATATTGGACTCTATATACGTGGATATGTGGAGCGGTTTGTCAATTATGAAGATGTGCCAATTCGGACGCAATTCAATAGACCGGACGTAGAGAAACCACAATATGTGGCAGCGGATAAGGCAGTTAACGAAGATGGAGAGTCTTATGCAGATGTATTTCTTGCAGATACTCATGATTATATTGGTGATCTGGTTACTATGATAGATTTCGGACATATGGTTGATCAGTTGTCTCCGAGAACACAGAAGCCGATGCGGTGCATGCTGCAGGGATATGGCATGACCGATACAGCGAAAATGTGCGGCATATCGTTTGAACGAGTGAGACAGATCAAGAAACTGTGTAATAGAGAACTGGTTGCAAGTGAGGTGTGACATGACGTATAGAGAATTTTTAGAAAGTAAAATTGATCTTGCGACAGACAGCGGATTTGCGGTTGATCGTTCAAAGATCAATCCGGCATTGAAACCACATCAGTCAGATGCCGTTGCATGGGCACTTAAGGGCGGACGACGGGCATTGTTTGAAGCATTCGGTCTTGGAAAGACGGTACAGGAGATAGAGTTCTGCCATTTGGCAGCAGAACATACCGGCGGCAGAGCTTTGATTGTTCTGCCACTTGGAGTGAAGCAGGAGTTCACCAGAGATGCGGTGGAACTGCTTGGATATGAGAAGCCGGAGTATTGCCGGACGATGGACGAGGTCAAGGCGTGTGACAGTCAGATTGTGCTGACGAACTATGAGCGAGTGAGAGATGGTGATATAGATCCATCGTACTTTGCTGCAACGTCACTGGATGAAGCAAGTGTACTCCGGAGCTTTGGAAGTAAGACATATCAGACATTCTTGGATAAATTCAAGAACGTTCCGTATAAGCTCGTAGCTACAGCTACACCATCGCCGAATAAGTACAAGGAGCTGATTCATTATGCTGGGTACCTAGAAGTCATGGACACCGGACAGGCACTGACAAGATTCTTTCAGCGAGATTCAACTAAGGCGAACAATCTGACGCTGTACCCGAACATGGAAGATGAATTCTGGTTGTGGGTATCAAGCTGGGCGCTGTTCGTTACAAAGCCGTCTGATCTCAATCCTGACTACTCAGATGTCGGATACGATCTGCCACCGCTTGATGTCAGATGGCATGAGATACCGATTCATTACGGAGATACAGCGGATAGAGATGGACAGATGCAGCTCTTTCAGGAAGCGGCAGAAGGATTGAAAGAAGCGGCAGCAGTTAAGCGGGACAGCATAGACGTCCGGGTACAGAAGATGAAGGAGATTGTAGATGCTTCGCCGGATGATCATTTCCTGCTGTGGCACGACCTGGAGAGTGAACGCCATGCAATCAAGAAGGCGTTACCAGAGACGGTTGATATCTATGGATCCATGGATTATGAGACGAGAGAACAGCGTGTAATTGATTTCTCGAATGGAAAGACACGGCTGTTTGCCACAAAGAAATCATTGTCCGGTTCCGGATGCAATTTTCAGAGATATTGCCATCGGGAGATATTCCTTGGCATAGATTATGAGTTCAATGATTTCATTCAGGCAATCCATCGGTGCTACAGATTCCTGCAAAGTCAGCCGGTAGTAATCGACATTATCTACATGGAGAACGAGCGGCAGATCAAGGAAGCCCTGCTGGAAAAATGGAAGAATCATAATTACATGGTCCAGCGGATGGTTGAGATCGTAAAGAAATATGGACTGAATTCAGCGAATAAAGCTGAACGATTGGAAAGGAAGATGGGAGTGGAAGGAACAAGAGAAGAACGAACCGTGCGAGGAAATCACTATGAAGCGGTATACGGCGACTGTGTGGAAGAAACACGTGTTATGGCAAGTAACAGCGTTGATCTGATACATACGTCGATACCATTCGGCAATCACTACGAGTACAGCGCAAATTATAACGACTTTGGACATAATCGGGATACAGAGCGGTTCTTTGAACAGATGGACTACCTGACGCCGGAGCTCCTGCGGGTATTGAAGCCTGGCAGAGTGGCAGCAGTACATGTAAAGGACAGAGTGCTTTTTGGAAATGCGACTGGTACCGGGATGCCGACGATCGAGCCGTTTCATGCGGATTGTATCGAACATTACATGAAGCATGGTTTTATGTATTTCGGCATGATCACCGTTGTGACGGATGTTGTACGGGAGAATAATCAGACATACCGCCTTGGCTGGTCTGAACAGTGCAAGGATGGCACCAAGATGGGTGTAGGATGCCCGGAATATATCCTATTGTTCCGAAAGCTCCCAACGGATCATAGCAAAGCATATGCAGATGATCCAGTATCAAAGAGCAAGGAAGAATACACAAGGGCACAATGGCAGATAGACGCACATGGATATTGGAGATCGTCGGGCAATCGTCTGATCAGTAAGGATGAGCTGAAAGAGATATCGGTGGATAATCTGCAGAAAGCATACAGGAAATACAGCAGAGAGAGCGTTTACAACTATGAAGAGCATGTGAAGCTTGCAAAAGAGCTTGATAAGGACGGCAGACTTCCGGCGACATTCATGGTTGTGGCTCCTGGTTCATGGAATCAGCTTGAAGTATGGGATGATATCAACCGCATGCGGACGCTTAACACGACACAGAGCCGGAGAAGGGCACAGATGCATGTATGTCCATTGCAGCTTGATATCGTGGAGCGAATCATCAACAGATACAGCAATCCGGGAGATGTCGTATATGATCCGTTCGGTGGGCTTATGACCGTGCCGATGATGGCGGTTAAAATGCATCGTTTCGGTAAGGGATGCGAACTAAACCATGATTATTTCAGAGATGGTGTCGGGTATCTGCAGGCAGCAGAAAACGAGATGGACGAGCTGACGCTGTTCGATTTTATGCCGGGGGTGATGGAGTGATACATGGAGAGCTTATTGTAGACAATTTTGCTGGCGGTGGCGGAGCTTCGACAGGCATCGAAATGGCAACAGGATACAGCGTTGATATAGCCATCAATCATGATCCGAAAGCTATACAGATGCACAAAACCAACCATCCAAGAACAAAGCATTATTGTGAAGATGTGTGGCAGGTAGATCCGATCGCAGCATGTAAAGGAAATCCGGTAGGACTTGCCTGGTTTTCGCCGGACTGCAAGCACTTCAGTAAGGCAAAAGGTGGAAAACCTAAAGACAAGAATATTCGTGGTCTTGCGTGGGTAGCCTGCCGGTGGGCGGGGCTTGTAAGACCAAGAGTGATCATGCTTGAGAACGTAGAAGAGTTCAGAACATGGGGACCATTAAACCGACGCCATCACCCAATTAAGAACAAACAGGGCAAGACCTTTGAACGGTTTGTAAGACAGCTTGAAGAGTTAGGGTACGAAGTGCAATTCAAGGAGCTTGTGGCAGCGGACTATGGAGCTCCAACAATGCGCAAGAGATTCTTTATGATTGCACGCTGCGATGGAAAATCAATCGTATGGCCAGAGCCTACACATGCACCGGTGGACAGTGAGGAAGTCAAGGCAGGGTTGCTTAAACCTTATGTTGGAGCATACACGCAACTTGATTTTAGCCTGCCTTGTCCGAGCATTTTTGACACTTCTGAAGAGATTAAAGAAAAATATGGTATCCGGGCGGTACGACCGCTGGCTCCGAAGACGATGGAACGGATTGCAAGAGGACTAAAGAAATTTGTGATAGATAATCCGGAACCTTTTATCATTCAGTGTAATCATGGTGGCGAGCGTAGACCGAACGACATTAGAGAGCCAATGCCAACCATAACAGGAAAGCATGGATATGGAGTTGTGGAGCCAACGCTTGTCCCGATTATCGATAAGGCATATGGCGGTAATTATTATGGGAATGGAAGCAGAGTGGACGGACCAATAGATACAATTACTACAGTCGATCATAACAGGCTGGTGGTTCCCACTCTAATTCAGTATCATTCTGAGACATCGCAAGGAGAAGTTCGGGGGCAAACCATAGAAGAACCAATCATGACAGTTGATGGTTCGAACCGGTACGGACTGGTTACATCGTTTCTCAGTAAGTTCTATAAGACATGCATCGGACAGGACGAAAGAGAGCCGTTACATACAGTGACAACGTCTGCGGGGCATTTTGGCGAAGTCCGGGCATTTCTGATTAAATACTATGGTGATGCTACCGGACAGGACATTGAACAACCATTAGACACGGTTACAACAAAGGATAGATTTGGTCTTGTAACGATTGAGGGTGTTGATTATCAGATTGTGGATATCGGACTTCGAATGCTGGAACCAAGGGAGCTATACGGATGTCAGGGATTCCCGGACGATTATATTATCGACCATGATTACACCGGCAAGACATATCCACGAAGCGAGCAGGTAAGAAGATGCGGCAATGCAGTGTGTCCACCGATACCGGCTGCACTTGTCAGGGCGAATCTGCCGGAAATGTGTGTTGCAAGAAGAACAGCAAATATGAGAGTTGCAGAGGAAGCAAATGGACAGTTGATGATGTTTGCGTAGCGTCGAAATTTGAACTTTGAAAATTGAATAATGATGGTTGGAGTGGTATAATTTTTTTATCAAATTGCGAAAGGAACAAAATATATGAAAAGTAAAAAATTTTTGGTAACACCATCTAGTTTTATTGCGAAAAAACTAGAAAATTGGAAGTGCGAAAAATGCGGAAGTTTAGAGGAACCGACAATTTATGGTAAAAAAGACGATAATGGAGAAATCGTTGAGATGTATATTAAATGTAAAAATTGTGATAGATTAATTACGATATCAAAATTTGAATAATAATATATAACTCTACCAACCATCATTATTCGATGGTTGGTATTTTTTTGCGCAAAAATAGGTAGTGGAAGGAGTGGAAGTTGTGAAAAACTGTCCATGTAAGGAATGCGTAGACAGGAAAGTTGGTTGTCACAGTGTATGCGGGAAGTATAAAGCATTCACAGAGACACAACGAAAAAAGAATGAATGTATAAGAAAACAGAAAGAAGCATTGAGTGAGTATCTTGATATGAAACAGGAATGTGTAAAGAGAGCAAAAAGGAGGATGCGTAATGGCAAATAGAGAAATATGCAAATATTGCAGAAATCTTGTACTATTTGGCGAAGAGATACCAGATGAGCGGGCAGAGGAGCATGCAATCATGATGTGCGACTGCCAAGGAGCGAGAATCCATCAGAGAGCGAGAAAAAGACAGGAGAAGGCAAAAGACAACATTAAGTTGGCAATCAATGAGACGGACGAGGAAGTGTGCGAGTATCTGAAACAGTGCGTTGAGCTTGTTGATCGGAGAAACATAGTGAAGATAACAGCGGACAATGGAAGAGGTGTTAAGATCACGATCAGCAAGACAAATAAGGACACAATCAAGGTAACGAAAAAAGTGAGCAAGGACGTGGTTTATGATGAGTAGATTGATAGACGATATGAGCTTAAAAGATCGAGTAAGTGAGTACACTTTGAGCTCGGATGAATACGAACGGTTCTGCAGAATTATTGACGCAGAACCTACTGCATATAACGTAGATAATGTTTTGAAGCAACTGGAAGAGGAAAAAGAGCTTTCATATGCGGATTTTGACAAGTATGTGGATGAAATATGTCCTTGCTTGGATACAGAATATGATGACTTGTACCACAGAGGACTGGATAGAGCAATCGAGATAGTAAAGCAAGGAGGGAAATCATGAGTAAATCGATCATACAGAACAAAGACGGATGCTGTTACATGTGCGATATGCTCGGGACAAGGCAGCAGGGCTATACGATTGAAGAGCATCATTGCTTTGGAGGACCAAACCGAAAACTGTCCGAAAAATATGGACTGAAGGTTTATCTTTGCCCGGAGCATCACCGAACGGGACCGGATGCGGTACACCAGAACAGCGACTATATGCAGATTATACATGAAGCTGCACAAAAGGCATTTGAAGAACGCTATCCGGATAAAAGCTTCCGGGAAATCTTCGGGAAGAATTATCTGTAAAGTCTAGTAAATACTAGATAAAGACGCACATTGAAAAGTAAATACTGGTCAGAAATTTTTCATCTTTTTTATTAAAAAGTATTGACATACGGTACACCGTATGATATTATAATACTTGTAAGGAGGTGAATGAGTAATGGCTAAGAAAAAACAAAAGAAAAAGCCCAAACTTGAAAAGGTTGCAATCGTGACAGGCATCCTGCAAGGCATAGCAACCATCGTATGCTTGATCTACGAAACCTTCTTCAAGTAAGGGCACAGGCGGTGGGAATATCCCGCCCACCGCCTAATTTTATTCTAAGCCATTTTTGAAGATATGTCTATAAGAAAAGTATTAACAATTATTAGCACCTGTTCGGCGGCGGTTCTTGTGTACTATGCAATCAGAAAAGGATTGGATGCGGCAATTGCAATAGCACTTGTATTGAGTGTGGCATCAATTGGATTAAATATATATTGCGAGGTGCACGATGGAAGAAAAGAAGATTAGACCGCAGGACAAGTGGAATGCGAAAGCTGGACTGATAAGCAAATCCTATAAGCTGAAGCGTGAGCTTGTGGAAGCGTTTGCAGATGCGTGTGAGAAGGCGGGGGTAAGCCAGGCGGGACAGCTAAGCAGGATGATGAGTGACTTCATCGAGAAAAACAAGTAAATACTAGAAAAGGAAAGGTACTGACCAGTATTCATTGGTTGGTACCTTTTTTATTTTGGCACTAAGAAAATATATCATAAATCTAAAGAAGGAAGGGGGTGAGAATCCGGGAAACCGGATACTATGGCAGAACTGTTGATTGAGATTGATGAGAGATACAAGGATGCACACGGCAATCCAAGAGTGCTTGCAGTATGTCCGTGTTGTCATGAAAGAAAGTGGTATCTTGGCAATCAAGGAGAAATACTAGATCAAATGTGTTGGAGCAGTGTGCACTATTGCGATAACTGCGGTACAAAGCTGGATTGGAAAGCTGAGCGAAAGACTGAGACACAGAAGATTCGGGAGCAGACAATGCTGGAGTTCCTGAATGAGTATTATAAGGACAGTGGAGGCAGCAGGAGCGAAAGCTATATTATAGCGTATCGGACGGCGCGTCGCCTGTTGGATGCGTGGAACAAAGAAGAACAGCAGCATATAAATGCAAGAGTATATGATCGGAGGATATAGAGATGGCAAAGGTATATATTGGAGTAGGACATGGTGGGAGCGATCCGGGAGCAGTGAAGTATCTTGTAGAAAAAGATATTGATTTGCAGATGGCAAAGGGATGCCACGATTATCTGAAAGAGCATGGCGTAGATGTATTGATTAGCAGAACTGGAGATATTGATAGCTCAATCAACGAAAAGACAACAATGTGCAATTATTGGGGCGCAGATCTGGCACTGGACATACACAACAACGCAGGCGGCGGAGAAGGCTTCGAAGTATGGCACAGTGTGAATGGTGGCAAAGGAAAGGTGCTTGCACAGAACATAGAGAAAGAAGTTGTGAAGATTGGGCAGAAAAGCCGTGGCTTAAAGACAAAAAAGAACGCATACGGAAGTGATTATTTTGGCTTTATTAGACAGACGAAATGCCCGGCGATTATCTGCGAGGGTGTATTTGTAGACAATAAAGCTGATGCGGCAAAAGCGGATACAGAAGAGAAGTGCCGGGCGTTTGGTGTAGCATATGCGAAAGGAATCCTTGCAACGCTTGGACTTGGAATGAATACAGAACAGAATGCAACTGGAGAAACAAAGGCATCGGAGCAGGCAGCAGTCCAACCAGAGCAGACACAGACAGATACATATAGAGTCAAGGTCACAGCATCGGCACTGAATATCCGCAAGGATGCAGGGACAGCAAATGCAGTAACCGGAGTAATCCGGGACAACGGTGTATATACGATTGTGGCGGAAAAGATGGTATCCGGACAGAAATGGGGAAAGCTGAAAAGCGGTGCAGGCTGGATATGTCTGGAGTACACGAAGAAGGTATAAAGGAGCGTGAGCAAGGTGAGACAAAGAAACTCGGTTGCAAGCTACAACATCGGGAAGCATAGATTCTTGGAGTTATATCACTACTGTATGCAGTACCCGGACTGGATAAAAGAGATTAGAGAACTGCGCGGACTACGATCGCATGAAAACGGAGCAACAGGAAATGGATTATCAAACCCGACTGCAAGTGCAGCCATTAAGGCAGCGGAACTAAGCAAGCGATGCAAGCTGATTGAAAATACGGCAGTGGAAGCAAACAGGGAACTTGCACAATACATTCTGGCAGGAGTGACAGATACTGAATGTACATATCCGGTGCTTGAGGCACGTGGGATGCCAGCGTCGCGCGCGTTATATTATCGCAGCCGGAGGAAGTTCTATTATCTGTTATCTAAGAAAGTGAAGTGAGAAAATATGAAAACGGAACACGAGATTATCGAGGAATACATTGACTACTATAACGAAAGGGAATTTGTTGAAAGTCTGACTACGGAGGAACAAATACTTTATAGGCTTACATTAAGAGATACATGTTCATATCTGTTTTTTAAGCTTTATATGAGAATACGAGAGTATTTTTGAAAAATAAAAAAAGAAAATGAAAGTGGAGTACTCAGGGGACATTTTAAGTGATATTATGATAGCATAAGATATTTGAGAGACACGAGGGCAGCAGTTGTATGGAAACATATAGCTGCTGTTTTGCGTAGAAAGGAGAGACGATGAAACAGACGATATGTACAGCAGTAGGAATGATTGGATCTGCGATTGCTTCGGTATTTGGTGGATGGGATGCGGGAACCGTAACTTTGCTCATATTCATGGCAATTGATTATGTATCCGGTTTGGTTGTAGCGGGAGTGTTCCACAAAAGCAACAAGACAGATACCGGAAGCCTGGAGAGCAAAGCAGGATGGAAAGGCTTATGCAGAAAGTGCATGACACTTGTGTTCGTGATCGTGGCATACAGATTAGATCTTGTGATTGGAACGAATTATATCCGCGACGCGGTTGTGATTGCATTTATCGCAAATGAAACGATATCACTGGTAGAAAACGCAGGACTTATGGGCGTAAAGCTCCCGGCAGTAATCACAAAGGCAATCGATGTCCTTCAGAAGAAATCAGAGGAAGAATGATGTATAACGATACCAGATGGAAAAGGAAACGCGCATCCGTATTGAGACGGGATGCATATCAGTGTCAGGAGTGCAGACGCTACGGAAAGCGAAGACAGGGAGAGCATGTGCATCATGTATTCCCGGTTGAATACTATCCGGATGAGAGATACAACGACTGCAACCTGATAACCTTGTGCCAGTCCTGCCACAACAAGATGCATGACAGGGATTCGCACGAGCTTACAGCGTATGGAAAACAGTTACAAATGCGTATGAAGAAGAGATATGGCAGCAGACTCCCCCCTCTCTAGCGATTTTGGAGCGGGTGAGGATAGAACGGTGGGTGGAGCTTTTTCCAAATACGCGGGATTTTTTGAGAAAGGGGGAAACCGGGTGAAAAAGACAGCATGGAAAAATCGAATAGTATCAGCAACCAAGGCGGTTGGCACGTATCGAGATGCATTCCTTCCGATGATCGATACGCTCGCAAATATACTTGCAGAGCGTGACAAAATATATCAGGAATACGTCGAAACCGGTGCCAAACCTGTAGTGGAGCATACGAACAAAAACGGAAGTACCAACATGACCAAAAATCCGCTGCTGGTGAGCTGGGGCGACATGAATACATCTGCACTTTCGTATTGGAGAGATCTTGGGCTCACACCGGCAGGGCTGAAAAAGATTGATGAATCTGCAATCAAAACCAAGAAGACATCGGCATTAGGAGATATTCTGCGGGACATTGGCAGCTAAGAAGTATAAGCAGGTAGCGATCGACTATGCCAGGGATGTTGTTGCGGGAAAGATCATTGCCGGGAATAATGTACGAGAGTGCAAGCGATTCCTGGACGATCTGGAACGTGATGATCTGGAGCTGCACACGAAAGAGCCGGATTTCGTGATCAATATCATTGAGCGGGTAATGGTTCACGTGAAGGGAGAGGACCTGCAAGGGCACTCTCTGCGGAATACTCCGTTGATATTGCAGCCGTGGCAGATATTCAACGTATATAACTTAATAGGTTTTTACTATAAAGGTACTCAGATCAGACGATACAAAGAGGCCTTTATTTTTGTCCCGCGAAAGCAGGGGAAAACACTTTTTATAGCGGCGCTGGCTTTTGCTCTGGGGTTATTAGAGCGTAAATCAGGTGCGACGATCTATATTGTTGCAGCGGCACTGAAACAGGCAAAGCAGAGCTTCGACGATATCCTGCATACTTTGCGATACCGGGGCATGATAGGCGAGTTCAAAGTACTGAATAACAATGCACAGCACTCTATCGAGTACACGTTTTACAACGAGGACGAAGAACCGGAAGGATCTCTGTACATCGAAGCACTCGCCAGCAATCCGGACACGCAGGATTCATTCAACTGTAACATAGCCATCGCGGACGAAGTGCATGCTTTTAAGCGTGCATCCCAGTACAACCGGTTCAAAGAAGCAATGAAGGCATACACAAACAAGCTGATGATCGGCATCACAACGGCAGGTGACAATATGAATTCATTTTGTTACCGCCGGTTGGAATATGCCAACAAAGTGCTGGATGGCATCGTGAAGGATGATACATTGTTCTGCTTTGTATCGCGCGCGGATCAGGACGAGAAAGGAAATGTAGATTTTACGAATCCGATACAGCATGAAAAGGCAAATCCGGGATACGGTGTGACAATCCGCCCGGAAGATATTCTGAACGATTCTATACAGGCACAGAACGATCCGCAACAGCGGAAGGATTTTCTAAGCAGACAGTTGAATGTATATACCACGGCGATGAAGGCATATTTCGACATCAAAGAGTTTCAGAATTCGGATAAGCAGTACAACTGGAGCATAGAGGAGCTGGCAAGGCTCAAAATTGACTGGTACGGCGGCACCGACCTGTCAAAGCTCTATGATCTTACTGCGGCGGCACTGTTCGGACACTATAAAGGTGTGGATATCATTATCACGCATGCATTCTTCCCGGTTGTGGAAGCAGCAAGGAAAGCAGATGAAGACAACATACCGTTATTTGGCTGGAGGGACGATGGATGGCTGACCATGTGCAATACACCAACGGTCAATGTCGGTGACATTGTAAATTGGTTTAAGGAGATGCGGAGCAAAGGCTTTAAGATCAAGCAGGTTGGTCACGATAAGAAATTTGCACGTGAGTATTTTATCCAGATGAAGAAAGCAGGGTTCAAAATCATAGATCAGCCACAGTATTTCTATGTGAAGTCAGAAGGCTTCCGGCATATTGAGAAGTCGGCGAAGGATGGCAAATTGTATTACTGCCATTCGGATGCATACGAATACTGTGTGCAGAATGTACACGCCATTGAAAAGACAGACGATATGATCCAATTTGAGAAGATAGAACCGACGGCACGTATCGACTTGTTCGATTCGAGTGTGTTTGCGTGCGTCAGATACTTGAATTCGCTCGAAAAGAGCGAGAAATCAAAGAGCTGGTGGGGAGGTGAGAATGAAGATGAGTAAAAAGAATAACGTGCTACAGCGGGCACTAAGAAAAGCAGGACGAACCCGATCGGCGGTGCTGATCGGAAGCGCGGAAGCATATGACATCCTGTGCGGTGATGGTTATACATCTCTGGACCAGAATCCGGAGATTGTAGCAGCCTGCCGTAAGATTGCAGAAGTGGTTGGAGCAATGACGATTCACGTCATGGAGAACACCGAACGGGGTGACGAGCGTGTGATCAATGAACTGTCACGAAAGATTGATATAAACCCATGCAGTACCATGACGCGGCAGACGTTTATAGAAGCGATTGTGATGAATCTGCTCCTGTATGGCAAAGGCAATTCGGTTGTGAAAGTATACACGGAAGATGGATATCTGTCTGATATGGAGCCGGTGGCTGCAAACAGAGTATCATATCAGGGCGATTACACCAGATATTATGTGATGATTGATGGAATCCCTTATGCCCCGGATGAGGTGATGCACTTTGTATATAATCCGGATAAGGTATACCTGTACAAAGGGCAGGGCGTTACAGCACAGTTGAAAGATGTCGCGGATAACCTGCGACAGGCACAGGTTACAACAAATGCTTTCATGAAGAGCAAGTACAAGCCAAGCCTGATCGTTAAAGTGGATGGAATGACGGAAGAATTCTCGTCGCCAAAGGGCAGACAGAAGCTGATCAATGAGTACATGAATTCTGGCGAAGCCGGTGCACCGTGGCTGATACCTGCGGAACAGTTTGAGATAGAACAGATCAAACCATTGTCTCTGTCAGATCTTGCGATATCCGACAATGTAAAGCTGGACAAGCAAAGTGTAGCCGCGATATTAGGAGTGCCTGCGTTCGTGCTTGGCGTTGGAGAGTACAAGCAGGATGAGTGGAATTATTTTGTCAAAACGAAAATAAAGACGATTGTCACAGGATTACAGCAGGAGATGACGCGGAAACTGATATACAGTCCGAATATGTATATCAAGTTCAATGTCCTGTCCGTGATGGACTGGGATCTGACGACGATAGCATCCGTATTCGGTTCGCTGTCAGACCGTGGATTTGTGACTGGGAATGAAGTCAGAGACAAGATAGGCATGTCACCAAAGGAAGGCTTGGATGAGCTTAGAGTGCTTGAAAACTATATTCCGTGGGATATGGCAGCGGCACAGAAGAAACTGGTACAGAAGGGAGAAGACAATGGATAGACATATTCGACAGATACGATCTGTCGCATCGGAATTTAATACGAGAGAAGACGGCGAGGCACTTTCGATTGAAGGGTACTTCGCCGTTTTTAATAGCACCTATATTATTGCACCGGGTTACAGCGAAAGTGTCGAAAGTGGAGCATTTACTGAGACAATTTCAGATGATATCCGCGCGTTAATCAATCATGACACGAGCATGGTGCTTGGACGAACGAAAGCAGCAACACTGACACTACGACAGGATGAGCGTGGACTCTGGGGACATATAGACATTAATCCGGATGATTCGGATGCAATGAATCTGTACGCCAGAGTGAAACGGCATGACGTGGATCAGTGCAGCTTTGGCTTTGATATTCTGGATGAAGAGACAGACGTCCGTGAGGATGGTTCTGTTCACTGGAAAATCAAGAAAGTCAAGCTGTATGAAGTGTCAGTATGTACATTCCCTGCTTACGAAGAGACAAGTGTCAATGCACGTCAAAAGGATATCGACACCATCCGGGCGCGACAAAGTGAGGTGTGGAAACTTGACATGAAGCAAAAATTAAAAGGAGGAAATGGATCATGTTAAAGGCAATCATGCTCAGAAAGAAGCTGAGCGAAGTCACAAAGAAGCTCACAGAGGCACGTGAGAAGGCAAAGGAGCTTGCAACACGTGAGAAGGAGCTGGAAGCAGCCATTGAAGAGGCACAGACAGACGAAGAGAAGGAGGCAGTGTCACAGGAAGTAGAGCAGTACGAGAAGGATAAGGAAGAAAATGACGAGTCAGTAAGAACTCTGGAAAAGGAAGTATCGGATACAGAGTCCGAGCTTGCAGAACTGGAAAGCAAGCAGAGACAGGCAGAACCGGCACCAGAGGCAAGAATGAGAGGAGTGGAAACAGTGAAAACAACTAGAAAGAAGTTTTTTGGTATGACAGTACAGGAGCGCGATGCGTTTTTCGCGCGAGAAGAGGTACACACTTTCTTGGAACGTGTGCGTACGCTTTATACAAACGGTGTGCAGAACCGCGCGATTACAGGTGCAGAGCTTACAATTCCGAACGTGATGCTTGAACTCCTTCGCGAGAACATCGAAGAGTACTCAAAGCTTTATAAGCATGTACGTGTGCAGCCTGTGCCGGGCAAGGCAAGACAGCCGATTCAGGGCACGATCCCTGAAGCAATTTGGACAGAGATGAATGGTTCTATCAACGAGTTGTCGATGTTATTCAACAATGTCGAAGTAGATGGATATAAAGTATCTGGATATATGGCAATCGATAATGCAACTTTGAATGACTCGGATATCAATCTTGCAGAAGCAATCATCACAGCTCTTGGACAGTCAATTGGATTAGCCCTTGATAAGGCAATCCTTTACGGAACAGGAAAGAAAATGCCAACAGGTGTAGTCACACGTCTGGCGCAGGCAGCAAAACCAGAGACTTACCCGGATACAGCGCGTGAGTGGAAGAATCTTTCTTCCTCAAACATTGTATCAATTGCAGCCGCAAAGAAGGGCGTTGACCTGTTCAAGGAGATTGTGATTGCATCTGGTAATGCAAAGGGCAAGTATTCGACAGGCAATCGCTTCTGGGCTATGAACGAGACAACCAAGACCAAGCTTGTAGCAGAGGCGCTCAGCTTTAACGCAGCCGGCGCAATCGCAACCGGAATGGGAGACACCATGCCGATCGTGGGTGGTGCGATTGAAACACTCGATTTCATCCCGGACAATGTAATCGTCGGCGGGTATGGTGACTTATATCTCCTTGCCGAGCGTGAGGGCGCACAGATCACACAGTCCGAGCATGTGAAGTTCCTGGAAGATCAGACAGTATATAAGGGACTGGCACGATATGACGGTCTTCCGGTGATTGCAGAGGGCTTCGTTGCCATCGGAATCCTTGGAACAACACCGACAGCAGATATGACATTTGCAGAAGATACAGCAAATAAGGCGGCTGCATCAAGTAAGGAGTAATCTATGACAGATGCAGATAAGTTGACAATGTTAAAGATCGACCTTGGAATATCTGCCACGGTGTATGATAAGCGGTTGAGTCAGTATCTGCAGACTGCAAAGAAACGGATCGAACGGGAGGGTATCACCTTCCCGGAGGATCCACCTGTGGATGATGAGGAGCTTATCATAAGCTATGCGGCGTGGATGTGGCGCAAAAGAGCAACCGGAGAGGAGATGCCACGCATGTTACGGTATGAACTCAACAATCGCCTGTTTGCACAGAAAGCGAAGGTGGAAGAGGATGGATGACGAAATCATATTGATTGCGGTTAAGACTGGGTCAGACGATATCGGCAATCAGGTTATCACAGAGAAAACAGAGCGGTCGGTAATATGCAAAGTACAGTCTGTTGATCGCCAGGAGTTCTTCAAAGCCGGGCAGGTCGGTATGAATCCGAAGTATCGCTTTGACACAGATAAGGTAAATTACAACAGCGAAGAGCTTGTGAAGTACAAAGACAAAGTATATGGGATCTATCGTACATATGAGCGTACAGATTCAGATACGATCGAGCTTTATGCAGAGGAGAAAGCAGGGGTGACGTATGTCGAACAAGACGATTAAAATTGGACAGCTTGATATGGAATTACAGTCAATCTTTTCAACGTTTGAGCATCATGTGCACACTGCGGTTGATACGGCAGCGGAGAATACAGCCAAGGAAGTTGTAAAGAAGCTGAAAAAGACATCTCCCAACAACAAGCGTACAAAAGGGAAAAAGTACAAAAATGGATGGAAGTACAAGAAAACATCGGAAGGAATGACTGTGTATAACGAGCAGTATCAGCTGACACATCTTCTTGAGAATGGACATGACATCATCATCAATGGAGAGGTGCGAGGACACGCCGCTGCACACGAACATATTGCTCCAGTAGAAGCATGGGCGCAGGATGAGTTTCCGGAAGAATTCAAAAGGCAGGTGGGAAAAGGATGACGATTGCAGATGTAAAGAAAGTCTTGTCGGTACCGGGTGTGACTGTACACTATGACCATGCACCTGTAGGCACCAAAGTACCATACGTCACATACACATGCCATGCGGATAGTAATTTCTTCGCAGATGACAAGGTGTATCAGAAGATTAGTTCCATGCGTGCGGTGCTGTACAGTACGAAGAAGAATGAGAAGCTGGAAGCGATGATCGAAGATGCTTTGAATGAAGCAGAAATTCCGTGGAGCATGACAGACGAGTTCGAGAACGAGCAGAAAGTATTTATGACCATATACGAAGCTAAGACCATATAGGAAGCGAGGTAATATAAAGATGGGTAAAGAAAAAAATAAGATTAAATTTGGATTGAAAAATACACATTATGCGATTATCACAGAGACGGAGCAGGAGGATGGAACAATCAAGAGTACATACAGTACGCCGAAGAAATGGCCGGGAGCAGTAAGTATGTCGCTTGATCCGTCCGGAGAGTCAAACACATTTTATGCGGATGATACAGCGTATGCCGTATTGACAAGCAATTCCGGCTATGAGGGAGATTTCGAATCTGCAGTTGTACCAGAGGACGTAGAAACTGAGGTGATGGGACAGGAAGAAGTCGATGGTGTTCTCGTCGAATCTTCGACAGACGAACAGAAGTACATCGCACTTCTGTTTGAGTTCAACGGCGATAAAAAAGCACGCAGACATGTGTTGTATCGTTGCTCACTGACACGACACTCCGTTGCGTCTCAGACCAAGGAAGACAGCACCGAGCCTGTAACAGAGTCAGTAACGATTAAGTCTACACCGCGTCCGGACGTTGATGTAATCAATGGCAAAGAAAAGAATCTGGTTAAGGCAACAACCGGATCCAATACAAAGGATGAAACGTATAAGAACTGGTTTACAAAGGTGTGGGTGCCAACATCGGAAGTACCGACAGAGGTAAAAGGCTAATATCAATCATTGAAATGGGATGGTAGAAGATACCGTCCCATTTTTCTTGCAAAAATATAAAGTTGCACCGGTGCAACAGAATTGGAGGATACGATGAGATCAGTAATCAGAATTGGACAGAGAGAGGTAGCGGTTGAGAGCAATGCAGCAACTGCGATTCGATACAAGCAGATCTTTAAGCGCGAGCTGTTAAAGGATCTTGCCAAGCTGGAAAACGTAGAAGACGTAGACAAGCTTGATGCGATTGAATACACATCGAAGCTTGCGTATGTGATGAACATGCAGAACCGGAAGGAGATTAAAGAAGCTTCGGAAGAAGGATACATTGTATGGATGGAAGGCTTTGAGGAGGCAGACTTCCAGGATCCTGCGGTAAACATATCCATCTTGAAGGTTTGGAATCGTAATATCACGACCACAAGTGAACTAAAAAAAGACCAAAGCCCACAGTAAGGGAGATGAATACAAACATCTTTATGCTGCGGGCTTTTTCACTACACATATCGATGCAGGACCTTGAGGAGTTAACACATGGAGATGTGCTCGACATGATGATTGAGAGTAGCAATGACACATATAACTATCCACTCAAGGCGACGCAGGATGACTTTGATAAATTTGCAGCTATGTAGGAAGGAGGGGGAAGACGTGGATAAATTCAAGGGCATAACGATTAAAATTGATGGAGAAACGACTGGACTTACTAAAGCACTGAAAGAAACCAATTCAGAAATAAAAAGAACAAAAAGCAATCTGCGGGATGTTGAAAATGCACTAAAAATTGATCCTAAAAATGTTGAACTGCTGAAGGCAAAGCAGAATGCTCTGAATGAAGCAATCAAAGAAACAGAAAAAAAGCTGAAAATGGAGCAAGATGCGGCTAAAAATGCGAAAGAACAGCTTGATCTTGGAAACATCACACAGAGTGAATATGATGCGCTGCAGGCAGAGATTGTCAAGACAACAGATGAACTCTCGAATCTGAGAGACAAAGCAGAAAGTGCCAAGCAGGCTGTGTCTGATATGGAGGATCAAATGTCGGTTAAGATGCAGGCAGCGGGTGCACATATCAAGGAAGCTGGCAATAACATATCTGAGCTTGGAGAAAAGGTTACAGGTGTAGGAGATAAGGTATCGGCACTTGGCGGAAAGATGACAGCAACAATTACGATGCCGGTTGTGGCGGGAGGCACTGCGGCTGTCAAACAGGCGACCGATTATTCTTCCGCATTAGCGAAGCTGTCTACCATCGCAGATACAACACAGACACCATTGGATGATCTGGACGCTTCAATTATGGCATTGTCAGACAGTACCGGAATGGGTGCTGCGGAGATTGCAGAGGCATCATATCAGGCAATATCTGCCGGACAGTCAACCAAGGATGCCGTAGGCTTTGTTGAGCAGGCAAATGTATTGGCAAGAGCCGGATTTACAAGCATGACAACCGCAACAGATACACTGACAACAGCGTTGAATGCATATGGGTTATCTGCAGATCAAGTGTCGTCCGTATCGGACAAGCTGATCACAACACAGAATCTCGGTAAAACGACAGTAGATGAATTAGGCGCATCCATGGGTAAAGTTATCCCAACAGCCGCAATGTACGGTGTCAATCTTGACCAGTTAAGTGCCGCTTACGTCACGACTACAAAAAATGGTATAGGTACAGCGGAAGCTACAACTTACATCAATGGTATGCTGAATGAACTTGGGAAATCCGGAAGCACGACATCAAACATCTTGAAAGAGCAGACAGGCAAATCGTTTAGTGAGCTGATGAATGAGGGATATAATCTGTCAGATGTGTTACAGATTATACAGAATGAAGCGGACAGTAGCGGAATGAGTCTTGCAGATATGTTTGGTTCACAGGAAGCCGCGAAGGCAGCGGCAACAATAACCCAGCATACAACAGATTTTACAAGTGCAGTTAAAGAACTTGGAAATTCCGCAGGTACAGCGCAACAAGCATTTGATACGCTGGAAGCTTCGGATCCGTCCATCCAGTTTGAAAAGACAAAGACAGCGATCCAAAACTGCGCAATATCAATCGGTCAGATCTTGATGCCAATCGTTCAGCAGATAGCCGGGAAAATACAGGAGCTTGTACAGAAGTTCCGGGAACTGGATCCGGAAACACAGGAACAGATTGTGAAATTTGCGGCAATCGCTGCGGCGATAGGACCGCTGATTGCGATAATTGGTACACTCATATCCTCTGTGGGTAAGATTATCACATTCGGCGGTCAGATAGTGTCTTTAGTCGGTTCTATCACAACATGGATGGGTACCGCATCTACGTTTATTACAGGAACCATGATTCCGGCCATTACCGGGGTTGTCACTGCAATCGGCCCGTTCCTTCTGATTGCCGCAGCGGTAATTGCTGTGATCACTGCAATTATCGTAGTAATCAAAAACTGGGATGCAATCGTTGAGGTGGCACAGTTTGTATGGGAATCTTTCTGTGAGAAGGTGTCACAGCTTGTCACGGCGTTTAAGGAGTTCTTCACATCTGCTTTTCAGGCGATTGGAAGCTTCTTTACAGGCATATGGAATGGAATTGTGTCCGTTGCGACAAACGCGTGGTCAAGTATAAGGAATGTATTCA